TTAAGCGGCCTCCCGTCTTGCAAGGCGGGAATTCCCATACGCCATAAGAGTGTCGCGGTCTACCGTCGTGAACTCGCAATGTGTTCTCGGATATGGCTTCCAGATAATCAGTAATGACCCTTTGTTGTTGCCGCTGACCGGCTTACCTGTGACTGGGTTGATAAATGCCAGCCGCCCGGCGGTGATGAAGCGCACCTCGCTGGCGGTCTGGATTGCCTCCCTGAACCAGCCAACCGATGTGTCTGCCGGTACAAGCATGACCGTACCGATCTGATTGGCACTCTCGGCGGCGGCTTTCTTTACGAATGGCGTAATGTCGCTGTACGGTGGATTAATCCAGACGTAGCCTGGCACATTCAGGTAATTAGCCCATGGCGTTTCCAGTGTGTTCTGCTCGGCAGTGATGAACTTTCGGCACAGCGCGTTATGTGGAGCTGCGGCTGCACCCAACTGGAAGCAGAACTCGGCATCTAGCGCTGAGAAGATAGCTGGTGGCGTGCGCCATAAATCACGCTGATCAGCTGGCGTATTACTTCCTGCGAAATCAGTCATGCTTCACCGCCTTCAATGCGTTTAAATTCGATTACCCAGACCCATGGGTTAGCTTCCCAGTTTTCGGAACCGTAGATGCTCATCCAAAGGTCACGGAAGTTAATGCGAAATTCCCAGCCGGGAAGAACTCCGCCAGAAGGCGGCGTGATACCTTCAGACTTTGCATCGTCCTCACTCAGATCTCTTAGTCGTTCAACACGCACGCCGGTAATCTCCAACGAGATGCGACAGGCCGCGCGAGGCATGTGGATAGATGGTTTCCAGCACGAACGGCCATCTTCATAGCCATCGTCATCACCCCAAGTAAAATCCCCATCTGCTGCGTAGATAGCGTGACCAGAGTAGTAACCATTACCAAACGGCATTTCGTGAATGGCTGTGGCAGGACGGTCAGGGATCCATGACTGAATGCGACCATCTTCATCCAGTTCATGGCTCACTACACCCCACGTTTCCCGCACCCAGATGCGGTCGCCGACGGCACCGAACGGGCAATTGAAAATGCTGCTTTCTCCGTAATGTCCGTACCACTGAAAACCACCGTCCACGCTTCTGATTAGGGCTGGGGTGTCGGGGTAATCTCCGGCAGGCTGGTTTTTCATGATGCGACGCGTCTGCGTCTTCCGGCCGTCGAGGATGGCACGCACCATTTCGCCGTTAAAAATCATTCCGCGCTCTTTCATGCGGCCACCTTCTTACTGTTCATCAGCTCAGCCAGGCGCTGAGCCTTCAATGGGTTTCTGATAACGTCGCCGCTCGGTGCTACCCATCCACGGCGATTAATGGAATAGGGCAGCGTGACACTGCCCACGGTGATCCCGTCGTGCGGATTAGTCATAAACCACCCCGCGACATCCGATCCCGCTGTAGTCCAGGTGCGGGGTGCGGTTCCCTTTGGTGATGCACTGCTGGCGGCGCACCGCGATGCGGGCGCGCTCAACTTCACCAACAGCCGCATCCAGACACTGGAGCCAGAGACGGGCCGCGATGCGGTAATGTCCGCGACGCTCGCGCTCGATGGCCCGGCTTTCGATTTCCATTGCTTCCGGCGTTACTGCCACCACTCTTTCAACACGGCGCTGCGACACGTAGTCTTCGTGATAGCGCTCAAGTTTCGTCTTTTTCATCTGATCCAGACCTCTCAACTTATTACCGCCGCCAGCCACATCAGGTAGGCGACCACGGCCAGACACAGGTAAACGTCTGACCATCTGCCGATATGCTTCTTCAGCGCCGTCATGCTGCCGCACTCACTGGGCGATACACGCGGCGGTCAACTGGCGGCTTTTTTCCGGTGAACGTCGCCGGGCTTGCCGCCTTACGTTTATCCAGCCAGGCTTCAACTTCGCTCTGGTCCCACGCGCAGCGACGATCGGTGATCCAGAAACGGGACGGGAATTCACCAGCCTGTTCTAGGCGGTCAATCGTGCTCCATGACAGTGGCACCACCGCCAGGAGTTCCTTCTTACCAAATGCACCTTTCATAAATACCTCTCTTGGTTGCAGGTGTGGCGCCACGGCGCCACGGTGGTGTTATTAGAATTCAGGACGCATATCGTTAAGCGTCGTCATGAATCCCTGGTGGTATTCTTCACCGAGCTTTTCAGCCATGGCGTTGATCTCATCTTCGGCACGCTTAAACATCGCCTTGGCATCTGCTGCGGATGAATCGAGGCTGTTCAGAATTGCGCTGACGTATTCCCGCGCCTCTTCGCGATCAGAGTCAGAAACCACCGTCAGGCTCTGCTGCTCATCATCAACAACGGAATACTCGCCGGTGATAACTGCTGCGTTATCCTGGCTCAGGCCAGCTTCCGCGCGTTCATCCATCACAACAGCTTTTTGCAGTTCGATAGAGACAGGCAGGTATTTGAACAGGCGGCGGATCACCGTCTTTTTCGCCATTTCATCGAAGTGGTCAACCCATGGGCCACTGCTGCCGGCTTTGCTCAGGGCCCGTACTTTTTCAACGTCTGCCCGGCTCATAACTTCGAACTGGACGCCGCCATCTTTCAGGCGGGCCACTGCGTATACATGGGTCAGTTCGCCGCGATCACCGGTTTCGCAAGGTGAGTGCTCGAGCGTTTCTTCCAGGCCGTATGAGTAGCTGAATTTGTCGTTTACATGGACGGTGCGCGCTGAGATGCTCAGGATCTGCCCGGAGCGGCGGGCAAGGTCAATCATCCCGCGATAGCCGATGATGAGCTGAGCTTCTGTCGATACTGTTTCCCAGCGGCCATTAATTTTCTGGCGCTTGTCGAACGGAATAAGGTACGCGTGGCCCAGTGCGCCCCCAGGTTCCAGTCCGAGCTGAGCGCATTGCATAATTGCACCGAGGAAACTGGCCTGGTCGCATGCTGCCAGTTTTGGAACCTTGCGGATCTCTGTAGTGGCGATGCGAGCCAGGCGGTCAGCTGTCATGTGCTTTGGAAGAGCGAGCGCCATCTGAGCCTTGATTTTTGGATCCGCGAGCAACCCGGCCAGCGTGGTAGGTTTCTCGTTATGCTGTGCAACCTGGTTGCCGGTCGCTGCTGCCTTAAGTGCGTTGGTAGACATTTTTTCTCCTTACTTCATTCTGAAAACGCGTGATGTCGTTGCTGTTTTGAATTTTTCGTACAGGTCAGGGTGCTCAATCTGGAATAATTTTTGGTCGAACCGGTTGCTTACCTGAGATTTCCATGTGCAAATCGGTTTCCCGTCGAGCGTCAGGATTGAGTGCTCCTGCATGTACAGCTTCAGCTTCTCTTCCGATACGTCGATTTCTTCTTGCAGCGACTTGCAGCGTGATTTCATGTCGCGCAGGTCGTTGAAAAGTGCCAGGGCCTTACCGTCTGCCTCGATGCTTGAACCAGCATCCTTCTCAAACATCAGAGATATATCGCTGACGGTTGTGGCCTCAGGTGGGTTCAGGTTTATCACCCTGTCCCAGAAGGAAACTTCTTTCTCCAGGATGGCTTGAATGGTTTCCTCATCACGCTCAACGCGATAAATACGGAAATCATCACCGCCGATCAGGACGCCGAATACGCATACCTGCTTCTCTGTTACCATCAGTCCATGCATGGCCTGCGCCGTGTAATGCACAGGGATCGCATCTGTCTGAACTTCACCCCATTCCTTAGCTTTGAATGGGCTAACCGTTTTGATCTCGATGTTCTCGCCGGTAGCCGCTTCTGCATCGATCTCAGCTGCGATAAAGCCGTAATCTCGGTGGATATACCGGTTGCCGCGATGAATAATTTCCAGTCCTGTCTCTTCAGAAAGCAGGTCAATTACGTATGGCTCCATACGCTGGCCACGCGTGAAAACTTTCTGCTTTGAAGGATCTACTGGCTTGATGCGTGGCTGAACCTTATCCAGATACACCTCAAGCGGAGTGCGCCACGGGCTAATACCGAGAATACCGGCGACATCACTGCCGCCGAGGTATTTGGCCCTGTCCATGCTGCCGACGTTCTGCATCATGCCGCGTTCCTCGCCGTGTCCAGCTGGTCAGCCAGATCCCACTTCGCGATGATGCTGGTCATCGCTGCCTGGTAAGCTGCGAGAGCCTCTTCGAACTCGGGGCTCATCATCAGCTCTTCAAGAATCTCGGTGCGCACACCTTTGCGCTCCAGCTCGTAGAAAGGTTTTTGCAGCTGGTGGAACTTGATGGCGTCGATCAGCTCCACCTGGCGCTCGTAGTGCAACTGACTCAGCTGGTAGTCGCTGTCGATACTGGTCATGATTTTTTTCAGGTTGTTAATCTGCTGGATGTTCACTTGCTCACCCCCATATCCATTTCAGTTTTGACTGCCATCTTGGTGACAAATGCCCAGTTGATGGCCTCATGCAGAGTGCGGCACTTGGTACTCATCAGCCCGCACGCCGTAACGCAGTACCAACCGTTGATGATTTTCCACTGCATAATTCGTTACCTCAGTGTTACCGTTGAGGTAATAATTATCCTTATGTGGTTTGATGTCAATAGATATGATTATAAAAAATTACCCGTGAGGTAATCTTAGGGGCAATAAAAAAGCCGCACAATGGCGGCTTAGTATTTGAAATGCATGACTTTACTCTTGCATTTTACCGTTCTGAACAATCACGAAATCGACGTAGCTCTCGATCTTACTTTTCTCGCTCTCAGGTAACAATGCGTAGCGGGCCCGGTCGTAATGGATGGTCGCCGGGTCGCGAGGATGGATGAGCAGCTCATAGCCCCGGCGCCCGAACGCGCTGGCGATCGCCTCCAGGGTGGAGATGGAAACGCTAACCTCATTGTTCAGCATGCGGTTGATTGTCGCCTGGGCAACGCCGGACGCCTTCGACAGCTTACCCTGGGAGGACAGGTCGCGGTTGTTCTGCATCCACGCTTCGAGGTTATGCGCCGCCAGCTGGCCGATATCGGAAGGAGTGATATCCCCCTGGGGGATGGCAACAGCAGATAATGAGTGATCGACGTCCAGCCAGTTCGACGGCTTGTTCGCTGCCTTCTCAATCTTGCGCGCCACCGTGTCGCCGACAACCTTCTGCCCGCGGGCCCAGCGGTTCACCAGGTTTGCCTGAGTTCCCAGTTTTTCCGCCAGACGAGTCTGCACCCCGTTAAAGTCACGGTCGATGATATCGTTAATATTCTGCCTGCGGATATCCTGAATACTTTTCATGCTCTGGTGAATCGCCTCATATATGAATTAGTTAGTGGTTCAATTAAAAGCGAATTTACCTCACAGGTAAATGCACCTCACAGGTAACAAACCTTGATTTTTATTACCTTCTGGGTGAATATTTGTTATCTGAAATTAATATCAGGCAATAGCTATGAGCGAGAACGAAAAATTCGACTTCAAAAAACACTGGTTGCAACTCACTCCTGATGAGCGAAATGCCTTTGCTGACGAGGCCGGAACGACCAGCCACTACATCCAGACGCATCTGACAGGCCGTCGAAAAATGCCCGGTAAGACATTGATGAATGGACTGTTTAAGGCATGCAAACAACGCGGCTGGGTCAGAACAAAGCCGGAACTGGCTATCTTCTTCTACGAATAAAACCTCTTTCAAACCCCATCAGGCCGCCTTCTGGCGGTCTTTTCATATCTATTCAGTCCTCTCAGGTAATAATGATCCGAATATGGTTGATCTTTTTTCGGCCATCGCACAAAATCATCGTAACCATAACCAGAATCTGAGGTGAAGTGTGGAGATTATCACTCGTATGTCAGCTGCAAAGGCTGGACTGAAGCGTTATTACACCGGGAAGCAGTGTAAGCGAGGCCATGACAGCGAGCGCTGGGTTTACAACGGCCATTGTGTGGAATGCACTATGGAATCAAACCGCAGGCGCCAGGCAGAGATTAAACGGATTATGGATGAAGCAGCGAAAGGCAACGTGCCGGAGGTGATCTGATGGCGCGCATTCGCACAATTAAGCCTGAGTTCTGGACAGACGAAGATATGGCTGAGCTTTCAGAACCGGCATGCCTTTTAGCGATTGGCTTGCTGAATTATGCCGACGATGAAGGGTACTTCAACGCCAACCCTAAACTGATAAAAGCGGCTGTGTTTCCAATCCGTGAACCGTCCGTTCCTATTCCGGTACTGATACAGGAGCTTTCCAACTGTGGTTATTTGTCCATGTTTTCCACCTCAGATGGCAAGCAATTTGGGGCAATTACAAACTTCCTCAAACATCAGGTCGTAAACAAGCCAAAGGAAAGCAAAATCAGATGCTTACATTTAATACCGTATGAGTACGGTACTGATACCGGACAAGTACCATTAGGAATGGATCAGGGATCAGGGATCAGGGAAAGTAAAACCCCTCTCTCTGCGCGCGAAGAAATTCAAATCTCTCCCGTTGTTGTTCCAGGTATCGGGGAACCGATCGGCAAATTCACCATGCATGAAAACTGGCAACCGTCAGATGACTTTGTCATGCGCGCCAGGATGTGGGGCCATGCACTACCTGCTGACGGGTACAAGAAATCAGACCTGATTGAATTCATCACCTACTGGATGGCGGAAGGCAATGTGATGCAACACGTGCAGTGGGAGCAGAAATTTGCCCGGCTGCTGATGAACAGGAAAAAAAGAGCGGCAGGAAAGCGCGGTGACAGCTCTGACGATGACGTACCACACTGGAACAGCCCTGAAGGCTGGAAGGATTTCTTATGAATAACGTATTCGCAGCAATTCAGAATCGTGATGCTGGTGCTATGGCTCGCATGATGGGACCGGATAATCACCACGATCAGCAGGACAACGTTGTAAACATGAGCGCAGAGCGTCTCGTCGATGCCCTGTTCAAACAGCTTAAGCAACTTTTCCCGGCGGCTGAGCAGACCAACCTGAAGACCGCGCAGCAGGAAACCGACGCGAAGCGCCAGTGGATCGCAGCATTTGCCGAAGGTGGGATCCGTACCCGCGAGCAGGTATCGGCAGGGATGCGGCATGCCCGCGCCAGCGAATCACCGTTCTGGCCATCGCCCGGGCAGTTCATCAAGTGGTGCAAGGACAGCAAGATGGTGCTGGGTGTGAGCATCGAGGACGTGATGGGGGAGTTCCATCGTTACGCCAAAGAGAAAAGTCTCCAGCCTGGAGGCCCGGAGCGGTTCCCGTGGCGCCACCCGGTCATGTACTGGATTGTGTGCGATACCCGCCGTGCGATGTATCAACGCCAGTTGAGCGAGATTGAAGTAGAGAAGCACGCCCGTAAGCTACTGGATGAATGGGCTGAAAAAGTGGCGGCCGGTCACCAGATTCCTGATCCGGTGCTAAGCATCCAGGCGAAACCAGAGCCGATACAAACTCCAACTGACACAGGTGGGGGTGCTTACCACCCTCCCGGTAAAAGCTTCGGATGTATGCCCAATGCCGCAACTCTGGGAGGGATAACACCGGCTCAGTGGTTGATGGAGGAATACCGGCGAGGGAAAGAAGCAGGACTTATCAGGTAGCACCGGCGCGGCAGCGCATTTTTTTACGCCTGCATAGTTACCTTGCAGGTAATAAAATATGCGCATAGCTATTGATTTTAACTCTAATGTGGATTTAAATTACCTGAGAGGTAAGGCATGAAAAAGCAGTTACAGGCTCTTGGTCGACTCAAGACAGGCCAGATGAACAAGACCGAATCTGCGTACTGCCAGCATCTGGAACTACGCAAGCATGCCGGAGAAGTGGCCTGGTACCGGTTCGAAGGAATCAAGCTGAGACTGGCTGACAACTGTTTCCTGACTGTCGATTTTGCCGTGATGTTGGCCGATGGGCAGTTGGTGATGGTGGACGTTAAGGGCAGTAAGGCGGTCTTTACTGACGATGCGAGAGTCAAGATGAAGGTTGCGGCAGACAGCTATCCGTTCGTCTTTCAGGTTGCTTATCCAAAACCTAAAAAGCTCGGCGGTGGGTGGGAGATTGAGGATCTATGAGCGAGAAGACCAATGCTGCTGGATTGATTGTTTCCGGTGATAAAAACCCGAACTGGAAGGGCGGGAAAATCGAAAAGGTTTGCGCCGTATGTGGCAAGCAATACCAGGTTAAACGGGTCAATTCTTCATCTCGTTTTTGCTCGCTTCAGTGCGTTGGTATCTCACAGAGAGGAAAGGCGGTTAACCGAGAGCCAAAGCGTGAAACGAAATCATGCTGCGTTTGCGGATCTCCGTTCTCTGTTTTCAGAAGCCATGCGAAGCGCATGAAGTGTTGCTCTAAGTCGTGCTCCAACGAAATGAGGTCATCTCTCATGAGGGGCGATGGAAATCCTAACTGGTCTGGTGGCTTATCGCGCTTGCCATATCCGTGGGACTTCCGGGAGACGAGCAAAAAGGTGATCGAACGTGACGGGTTTATTTGCCAGAACCCAGGGTGTGACGGAACTGACGAACGACTCACCACGCATCACATCAATTACGACAAGCAAGACTGCCGACAGGAGAACCTGATTTGCCTTTGTTCGAGCTGTAACTCGAAGGCTAATTTCGGTCGGCATAAGTGGCAAAAGTTTTACGAATCACTGATGGCAAAGAGATAGGTCAAATCGACGATCCTTTTTGATATCAACATAATCAATAACTTATACGGGTAAGCGGGGGTAAAGATGGAATCTATAACTAAGCAGTTGGTGAATATCGGTCATGGCATGAGCGCTGAGGTGGCGAAAGACGAGCCTGCGGTGGCAAAGCTACTCGTCGAACTGTCCTCAGCTCTGGATGTGCAGTATGAGCGCGGTAACGCACTTGAAGCCAGATGCGCGGCGCTGGCTGCGGAGAATGGAATATTACTCGCAATCATGAATGAGCAGGCTGGAAGTTTTGGCGCTGCTTTAGCTGAGGGATTCCATGACGCTGTTATGGAGTCAGGGAGTGATCAGCTGATTGATATCTACCAGCGACGTTTACAGCAAGCCATTCAGTGCATTCCGCCAACCACGTCTACCGACGCTTTCCTGGCTGAAGTGCGGGCGCAGGGTGTGACCGAGTACGCCAGTAAGCGCGGGTTCTCATTCCAGCACGGTTGTATCCATGCCCACTTCGGCAATGGTGATGTGATGGTTGGCGCGGTGACATTCGAAAACGGTGATGCTGGAATTAATTTTGCTCCGGTTCGCGAGAAAACTGGCGGTGTGGGTACGAGCTACGAATGGACAAAAGGGAAGACGGCGGATCAGGTTGATTCCGTATTTATTATCGCCAGCAGTAATGCTGAAGGCCTTGAAGTTATCCGCGACAAGTTAAATGAATCCATCGAAGAGCTTCGCAAAGGAGTGCAGTCATGATTACAGGAACCTCTCATTACGACGAAGTCCAGGTGGTGCCATGCACAATCTGCGGCGGTTACTACAAGGCTGATGAGCCAGAAATACACGTCTGCGAGGAGGCCGCCCAATGAGCAACATCGACAAACGCGCATTACGAGAAGCTGCGGAAAAGGCTACGAAAGGTCAGTGGGCTGTTGAGTTCGACGATGAGGTTTACTCCACTGATGGCGTGAACAATGAGCAAATAGCCATGGTGTTCAGTGAAAACGAAGTGCGTGACGCTGCGTTCATCGCCGCCGCTAACCCCGCCACCGTGCTGGCGCTGCTGGATGAGCTGGAAGCCGCAGAGAAGCGGATTGCTGAGCTGGAGTTGAAACTAGAAGCCGCAGACAAATTGCAGGATAGCGCGTTTCGTCATGGTCTCCAGCATGGCTTTAGTTACGGGCAAACGGATAATCAGGCGGGGTTCGAGCAAGCCATCCAGGCGTATGGTCAGCAGTGGAAAGGAGAGTGAGTATGAAATACGAAATACCAGAATCAGAAGACATTGAATGGCAGCAGGATATGCTCCGTGAAATAGACAGCGCCCTTGACGTCTTGCGTGATGAGCATGAGCACGCAGTGGTGGTGGAAGAAATCATCAATGATATCACCGCGAGAATAGCATCACTCCGCGCGTACTCTGGATACTGAGGACTAACCCATGAGCCCTATTACCAAAGAGCAGTTACGCGAACGTGCGCGAGCAAAGGTTAAGAGCCTGGAGTTTTCCATCACTCAGACCGCTTTCGCTGATTCACGCTCGGAGCTTGAAGAAGAACTGGAGCTGGCGCGTATAGCGCTGGCATCGCTCGAAGCGGAGGCTGTTGGCGAGGTCGTCCTGGGCGAATATGACGATTGCGGATGCCACCCGGATGCGAAGGTGGTGTGCATAGCCGCTGATGGACAGGCTGATTGGGGAAACTTCAAGGATGGCACACCGTTATACACCGCCCCGCCAGCGCCGGCATCTGTGCCCGCTGCGATGGAAATGGATGATGACTTTGACAGCGCGTTTGAACACGGAAAAGCTGTCGGCTGGAACGCCTATCGCGCAGCCATGCTTCAGTCGTTCGGTAATTCCGAACAACTCAACTCTCCGGTGATTCCGGATGGTTGGAAACTGGTTCCTATTGAATTGACGGGTGATATGACCAATGCAATGAGCGAAGCGATTCTTGATGATCTGCATAACGTCGATGTTTGGCGCAGCGTACTCGCAGCAGCACCGCAGCAGGAGGTGAAGTGATGGCTAACCTGCAACTGGCTGTTAACGGTGAATACTTCGACCAGATGAAGTCCGGTGAGAAAACCGAAGAGTACCGACTGGTAAATCCGTACTGGTGCCGAAGGCTATCTCATGGACATAACCAACAATTACCGCGCCGCTTTGATCGCCTGATTATCACTCGCGGCTATCCGAAACGAGGTGACGCGAGCAAGCGTATCGACGTTCCGTATGCTGGCTACGAAGTGAAGGTGATAACACATCCGCACTTCGGGCCTGACCCGGTGAAGGTCTTCGCTATAAAGGTGAATATCGATGGCCAGTAAACTCAAACAGCGGCGCGTGCGCCGCTATAAATCCGACATAGCCTGGTGGATGGCCGAAGCGCAGGACTGGAAGGATATAGCGCTGGAGCACGCAGCCGAGATAGACAGGCTCAAAAATCTGGTCATCCGCGTGCCGATGCCGGTGGTGGTGCCTGCTCAGTCTGCGGCATTCATCGGAATTGACCTTGCTGGTGGTGGAGACCAGACAGCAGTAATCGAAATAGAAAACGGGGAGGTGCTGAAATGGTCACGGTAAACCGGGAATCACTGGCCGAAAAGATTAATCGGCTCGAGTCACTCGGCAATGCTGAATACGCATTAGGGTTAACCCTGAACGAGGAATATCAACTCGCAGCGTATCGCATGCTGCTCAAGTATCTGACCGGTCCTGTTGAAGCTAGTCTGGAGAATGGGAATGGCTAAGACCGCAGCAGAACGCAAAGCAGCGCAGCGGGCCCGCCAGGCGGAAGCTGGTGAACGCAAGCTGGAACTGGTGCTCGACGAGCAGGAAATGGAGATGCTGGCGCGGAACTGTGCGGAGCGTCGCCCGGGCCGCGACCCATACGAACTGAGCGAGTACATCGCTCTGCTGATCCGCCAGGATAACGCCCGGGTGCGCGGTCGCATCAAGGCCATCAGCGCTAATCGATGCGGGAAGTGTGGCGACAGCATACCTGTGAGGTCCTGCCCGTGCTCCGGTGATTCGACATGCTGGGTATCGCAGGGCTGGCACGAAACGAAACTTGCGGTGTGACAGGTCACGGCGTATTGACTAAATCCTCACATGATTATACTGTTTAAATGTACAGTATTTTTATGTGAGGTTCCATTATGGGCTTTCCATCTCCGGCAGCAGACTACGTAGAAACACAGCTCACCATCACCAGCCTGTGCGGCTACGACGGCAACTGCCGCACCATAGAGACATCGGCGGGATATGCCATTATCAACGTTTCGCGCAAACCACATCCGGGCGACACCGTGCTGATTTCGTATTGCGGCCGCACTGAGTTCGCCGTGGTGCAGGGCAAGGCGCTGATAACTCCTGACGGTGAAGCGCTGGAAGGCGATGCGCTGGACGATACGACAGTGCATGGTGTGGTTACCCATTTCCTCAACCGTGTTGATCGTCAGGAAGGCGATCCGATACCAGTCATGTAACATCTGCTCTGGCGTGATATTATTACCTTCATGGTAATAAAATTACTCAGGTGGTAATGATGGTCGCTAACCCGAAACGGAAATCAACGCAGTACAAGCCGCTTACGGCGAAGGTAGAAGCTTACTGCCAGGAATACATTAAATGCCCTGAGAACCAGACTCAGGCAGCCATTAACGCCGGTTACTCGCACAAGACGGCCGGAAAGTTCGCCAGCCAAAATATGCGTGATGAGCGCGTCAAGAAACGAATCGCCGAACTGATGGAAGAGCGCAACAAGCGCATGCGCGTCAGCGCTGATTACGTCCTCATGCGCCTGGTAGAGATCGACCAGATGGATGTGCTGGATATCCTGAATGACGACGGCAGCCTGAAGCCTATCCGCGAGTGGCCGAAAATCTGGCGTACCACGCTCAGCGGGTTCGACCTGTCCTCAACCATCATGAACATGAACGAGGATTCGATAGAGACCATCCTCAAAAAAATAAAATGGCCGGACAAGGTGAAGAACCTCGAGCTGATTGGTAAGCACGTCGATGTGAATGCGTTCAAAGAGCGCCTTGAAGTTTCCGGCACCGTCACCATCGCCGACCGTATGGCGAAAGCCCGTGACCGCGTTAAGAAACAGGCTGGTGGTGAAGAATGACAGCCGCAGCCATGTCGCCGGAAGAGCAGCTCGTCGAGGATATCGCCTCGTTCACATATGACCCGCTGGGCTATGCGCTGTATGCGTTCCCGTGGGGGGAAGAGGGTACAGAACTGGCACATGCCGCCGGGCCGAGAAATTGGCAGCGATGGATGCTTGATACGGTTGGTGAACACCTTCGAAACCCTGATACCCGCCATCAGCCGCTGATGATTGCAGTTTCATCAGGACACGGCATTGGGAAAAGCGCAGGTATTTCTATGCTTCTGAATTGGGGCATGTCCACCTGCGAAGACTGCAAAGCAGTAGTCACTGCAAACACCGAAAACCAGCTGCGCACAAAGACCTGGCCAGAAGTGATTAAGTGGGCAAACCTGTCCATCACTAAAGACTGGTTCTCTACCCCAGCAACCGCGATGTACAGCAATGACTCTGGCCACGACAAACGCTGGCGCGCCGACGCTATTCCATGGTCTGAGCACAACACAGAGGCGTTCGCCGGGCTGCACAACGAGCGTAAGCGTATCATCGTGGTATTTGACGAAGCGTCTAACATTGCTGATAAAGTTTGGGAAGTGGCCGAGGGTGCGCTGACTGACGAAGACACGGAAATCATCTGGGTGGCGTTCGGTAACCCTACGCGTAACTCCGGGCGTTTCAGGGAATGCTTCCGCAAATATAAACACCGCTGGGTTACGAAGCAGATCGACAGCCGTACCGTCGAAGGAACGAACAAAGAGCAGATCCAAAAATGGATTGAAGACCACGGCGAGGACAGCGACTTCGTGAAGGTCCGTGTGCGGGGGATCTTCCCTGACGCGTCAGAACTGCAGTTTATCCCGACGGGCCTCACCGACGAGGCAATGAAGCGCGTAGTGACCGCAGGGCAGGTGGCACACGCTCCGGTTATTATCGGCGTCGACCCGGCATATTCCGGCGTGGATGACGCGGTGATATACCTGCGGCAGGGGCTGCACAGCAAGGTGCTATGGACCGGCAACAAGACCACTGACGATCTGATAATGGCGAAGCGCATCGCTGACTTTGAAGACCAGTATCAGGCTGACGCGGTGTTCATCGACTTCGGTTACGGTACAGGGCTTAAATCCATCGGCGACGGCTGGGGCCGGACGTGGCAGTTAATTCCGTTCGGAGGCGGCTCGACCGACCCGCAGATGCTCAACAAGCGCGGCGAGATGTTTAACAGCTGCAAAACATGGCTGAAACTCGGCGGCGCGCTGGATGACCAGGAGACTGCGGATGACCTGTCGGCGGCAGAATACAAGGTGAGGGTGGATGGCAAGATCGTCATTGAGCCGAAGGAAGATATCAAAGAGCGCTTAGGCCGCTCACCTGGCAAGGGTGATGCGCTACTGCTGACGTTTGCTTTCCCGGTTACGAAACGGCTACGCATTCCTGGGCAGGAGAGCCAGCAGGGGAAGGCGGTCACAGATTACGACCCGTGGAAATAACAAAGCCCGCGCATTGGCGGGCTGATTGTGACATGTCACGGCGCTAAATGCGTGAGTATCCAGATTCAAACGCTTCTGCTGGGCTGTATGATTCATAGCCACCTTCATATTGCACGTAGTATCCGCCGGGCTGAGGGCAATGCTTTTCAACGTAAGACGCTTCAACATCGAACTCACCAAAGCCATGATCGGATGGTGTGATTACAGCGGTGCCGTCAGAAGCGACTTTGACATCTTTGATTTTCAGAGCCCAAACTTTTTTGTGGCACTGGTATCTTGGCATTTCTGTTAATTCACTCATGATATTCACCTTAAAAAAATGCCCGGACGAACCGGGCTAACTGGAAGCAATGACTAAGGAGTGCCTTCCTTGGCGGGTGATGCAGGGTTTACAGCGCAACGTCATCGGAATGGCGCTCTGCTGTAAAAAAAAAGTGTCGGTACCAGCGAGCGGCAACTCGGGATGAATCTGGTACCGACAAAGTCACACAGCAATTACATGGGCACTACGGTTTACCACGGTCCTAACGTGATTGGGTTGTGGTGGCCGGTGCTGAACTCCGGCTTACTGCTGGCCCCGCAGCGGGTGGTGACTTTTGTCATTCGGCCCTGTCTCGGCTAACCCGAGTCCGGTTAATTCCAGTGACGGCGGGTTATCAGTTTCGCTCTGCCCGTTCCGTCACCCAACGCATCAGCCTGAGCATTCACCACAACTGAAAGAGCACTCAGGTACCGCATACGCAACCCCGATGATGTAAATGCTCTTACATGTTATGGCCTCGTCTCTTCCGAGGTGTCACACCGTATCGCCACGATGGTGAGTCGTCATGTCCGTGCATACCGAGAGCATTGACTTGCACATTCCGGCTACCCGCTCGGGGACACCAAGGAACCCCGCCGGACCGCTGCGGCACATGTGCCATATACCGTACTGCTCACACCTGGAAGCGCACTCACCAGTTTTGATTTATCGACAAGACACAGAACCGATATCAAAGCGCGCTTTCATGTTGTGTTACCTGAAGGGTAATAATTGCACAGCGTTATGTCAATACACTACGTAAAATAATCCGTATATGGTTAAATTGGTAATAATTTAATCATGTGTGAGGTTATCGCTATGTGTATCGGCAGCAAGCCATCAGTGCCAGCGGCACCAGAAGTTCAGGCCGCACCTCAGGAGCAGGACGCCGCTGTGGTCAGTGCCCGCGATGATGAAGAGCGCCGACGCCGTGCTGCAGCCGGTCGTAACTCGACCATGCTCACCGGTGCCCAGGGCGACACTTCCAAAGCCAACACCAGCGGTAAAACGCTGCTCGGTCAGTAACGGAGACCTGAGAGATGGCGGAAACCGAAAAAGAGCGGCTGCTGAAGCAGCTCGCACAGCTGAAGAGTGAGCGCACATCGTTCGAGCCGCACTGGCGCGACCTGAGCGACTTTATCAATCCGCGCGGTTCCCGCTTCCTGCCGTCTGACGTTAACCGTGACGATCGCCGCAATACCAAGATTGTTGACCCTACCGGTTCACTCGCTCAGCGCATTCTCGCCAGCGGCATGATGTCCGGCATCACCAGCCCGGCGCGCCCGTGGTTCAAGCTGGCAACGCCTGACCCTGACATGATGGATTACGGTCCGGTGAAAGTCTGGCTGGAAGTCGTGCAGCGCCGCATGAACGAAGTGTTCAACAAGTCGAATCTGTACCAGTCTCTGCCTGTCATGTACGCCAGCCTGGGTACTTTCGGCACCGCCGCTATGGCTGTGCTGGAAGATGACCAGGACGTGATCCGCACAATGCCATTCCCGATTGGCAGCTACTACCTGGCGAACAGCCCGCGCGGCAGCGTCGATACATCTTTCCGCCAGTTCTCCATGACTGTGCGCCAGCTGGTGCAGGAGTTTGGCCTGGACAACGTGAGCACGTCCGTTCGGGGTCAGTGGGAAAATGGCACGTATGAAAACTGGATCGAGGTTAACCACTGCATCACGCCAAACATCAACCGCGACAGCGGCAAGATGGACAGCAAAAACAAACCGTATCGCTCTGTCTATTTCGAGACTGGCGGCGACGCCGACAAGCTGCTGCGTGAATCCGGGTTCGATGAATTCCCGATCCTGGCGCCACGCTGGGAAGTTAACGGCGAAGACGTTTATGCGTCCTCCTGTCCTGGCATGCTGGCACTCGGTCAGGTTAAAGCCCTGCAGGTTGAGCAGAAGCGCAAAGCTCAGCTGATCGACAAAGCCACTAACCCGCCTATGGTCGCGCCGACGTCGCTGAAGAATAGCCGCGTTTCGCTGCTGCCTGGTGACGTGACATACCTCGACGTGCTGAGCGGCCAGGACGGATTCAAGCCTGCTTACCTCGTCAATCCGAATACCGCCGACCTGCTGGCTGACATTCAGGACACCCGCCAGACCATCAACAGCGCCTACTTTGTTGACCTCTTCATGATGCTGCAAAACATCAACACCCGCTCTATGCCGGTGGAAGCAGTGATCGAGATGAAAGAAGAGAAGCTGCTGATGCTCGGCCCGGTGCTCGAGCGCCTGAACGATGAAGCGCTCAACCCGCTTATCGATCGCGTGTTCTCCATCATGGCGCGCAAGAACATGCTCCCGCCGCCGCCTGACGTGATGCAGGGCATGCCACTGCGCATCGAATACATCTCCGTGATGGCGCAGGCGCAGAAATCTATCGGCCTCACCAGCCTTTCGCAGACTGTTGGCTTCATTGGCCAACTCGCAAAGTTCAAACCTGAAGCGCTCGACAAGCTCGACGTGGATCAGGCTATCGACGCGTTCTCCGAAATGTCCGGCGTATCGCCGACCGTCATCGTTCCGCAGGAGCAGGTGCAGGGCATTCGCGAAGAGCGAGCCAAACAACAGCAGGCAGCACAGGCACTGGCAATGGGCCAGGCAGTTACGCAGGGAGCCAAGACGCTCAGCGAAACGCAGACAACAGATCCAAGCGCGCTAACAGCAATCACTAACGCAGTTGGAGCAGCACAGCAATGACGGACTTCGATGAAGAAGAACTGCGCATTCAGAACGAGCGGAAGAAGAACGATCTGGAGCAGCGCGAGAAGGACGACATCAAGTTCGTCATGGATAGCGAGCAGGGCCGCCGCGTCGTGTGGGGGCTGCTGGAGAGAGGTCAGGTGTTCGGTACCTGCTTCAACGTAGACCCGAACATCACAGCATTCAACGAAGGGCAGCGCAACCTGGCGCTGGTTCTGTTTCAGCGCGTCATGACGCACTGCCCCGATCAGTATCTGAAGATGGCCGCAGAGGCCAGTGAACAGGAGTAACCATGAATTTATTTGAACGTTTGCTGCATCGCCGTCTTTGCAATGAGCAATCCACTGAAGGTGGCCAGGCAGATACAGCTTCAACGGGAGCCACTGAAACCACTCAGGGCTCGGGTGAAACGCAGGAGCAAACCCAGGCGCAGGATAACTCTCAGGACACTGATTCTGAGAAAGGTTCTGAAGCTCAGAAAACTGAGGAAGAACTTGCTGCTGAAAAAGCCAAAACCGAAGAAGCAGAAAAGGATAAGAAGCCAGAAGGTGCGCCGGAGAAATACGAGTTCAAAGCTGGAGAAGGCGTTGAGCTGGACACCGAAGCGCTGAAGGACTTCGAGCCTGTTGCCCGCGATCTGAACCTGACCAACGAGCAGGCTCAGAAACTGGTGGATGCATATCCAAAAATTCTTGCCGGTGTGCAGCAGCGTCAGGCAGAAGCCTGGCAGAAGCAGACCGAGGGCTGGGCAGAGACCGTAAAAGCAGACAAGGAGATAGGCGGCGACAAACTGACCGCAAACCTCAGCGCTGCGCAGCGTGCACTGGACCAGTTCGGCACGCCGGAACTGAAAGAATATCTGAACGCTACCGGGCTTGGTAACCATCCAGACCTTGTTAAGACGTTTGTGAAAATCGGTAAAGCCATGTCGGAAGACGGCATGGTCGATGGCAGTAATCAAGGCCAGCGTAGTGCGGCCGAAGTGCTTTATGGCTAATAAGAGAGGATATAACCATGGCTGTTAAAGGCGTAAATGCGCTGACGCTGGCTGACTGGGCTAAGCGCACCGATCCAAACGGGAAGGTAGACAAGATTGTCGAACTCCTTTCCCAGACCAACGAAATCCTGACTGACATGATGTTCGTAGAGGGTAACCTGCCAACCGGTCACCGCACCACCGTGCGCTCTGGTTTGCCTCAGCCAACCTGGCGTTTGCTGAACTACGGCGTTCAGCCAACCAAATCCACTACCGTGCAGGTTACTGACACTGTCGGCATGCTGGAGGCTTATGCCGAGGTAGATAAGTCACTGGCTGATCTGAACGGTAACACTGCTGAATTCCGCCTGTCTGAAGATCGTGCATTCCTCGAAGGCATGAACCAGCAGATGGCTCAGACCCTGTTCTACGGCGACACCAGTGTGAACCCGCAGCAGTTCATGGGCCTGTCATCCCGCTACTCCACCAAATCCGCAGGCAACGGCCAGAACATCATTGATGCTGGCGGCACCGGTACAGATAACACCTCTATCTGGCTGGTGGTCTGGGGTGAAAACACTGTGCACGGCATCTTCCCCAAAGGGCAGAAGGCTGGTTTGCAGACTCAGAACCTCGGCGAGCAGACGCTTACCGATGCCAATGGCGGAAAATACCAAGGTTACCGCACCCATTATAAGTGGGATAACGGCCTGGCTCTCCGTGACTGGCGCTACGTTGTGCGCATCGCCAACATCGATGTGAGCGATCTGTCAGTACCAGGTTCAGCTGCAAATATCGTCAGCCTGATGGTTAAAGCGCTGCACCGCGTCCCTAACCTGAAAATGGGCCGCGCGGTGTTCTACATGAACCGTACCGTTGCCCAGGCGCTGGATCTGCAATCTCTGGATAAAGCCTCTCTGGCTCTTTCCGTAAAAGAGACTGAAGGCGAATTCTGGACCACGTTCCGTGGCATCCCAATCCGTGAAACCGATGCGATTCTGGAAACAGAAGCGCGCGTTGTTTAACGCCTGTCATTAACTGATGGGCCTTAACTGGCCCATAAATGGAGAAAGAAAATGATCCTCGACAAACTGTTGATGTTCTCCGAGAAGCAGGCGGTTACAGCTTCCGCTGCTTCTACGGACGTGATTGACCTCGGCCCTATCGACGGCACCCGCCGCGATATCGGCGTTGGTTATCCTCTGGAGTTCTGGGCAACCGTTGACACCACTGCAACCGCAGCTGGCGCAGCTACCCTGAACGTCCAGCTGCAGACCAGCCCGGATAACTCCACCTGGACCACTATCTACGACAGCGGTGCTCTGGCGCTGTCTGCCCTGACTGTTGGTAAACGCCTGTTCTCTACCAAGGTTCCGGCTGGAGTCCAGCGCTACCTGCGCGTCAACTACTCAGTAGGCACCGGTCCTCTGACTGCTGGCGCGTTCACCTCGGGCATTAATCTGGATGTTGACAACAACACTCCTTATTACCCGATCCGTTCCAAAGTGACTGGCTAAGGTGATGGCAATGGAAAAAGCAAAATACCGCGTCCTGCGCTTATCCCATATTCATAACAACCTCTGGCCTGAAGGCTCAGAGATTGAATATGACGGTGAGCCAGGATCTGCACTTGAGCCGCTGAATGATGCAGCGGTTAAAGCCAAAAAGGACGTAGCGAAGAAGCGTGGCGAGAAGTATGACGCACCGGAAATCACCAAAAAGAAATCTGATGATGACGGTGGCCAGGGCAATAGCGATGAAGTCGGAGAGCTGGACAAGCTCCGTGAAGAGTATGAAGTGCTCTTTAATGAGAAACCGCATCATAACGTTAAGGCCGAAACGCTCCGCGAGAAAATCGCAGATAAGCGTAAAGAACTGGGCGTCTAAGCCTCGCTAATAAAACAAGGGGCTTCGGCCCCTTTATTGCAGGAGTCCGTTATGGAACTGGTAAACCTCAAAACCGGCACCGACAGCTACCAGGATGAATCTGGTGAAACAAAAACCCGTGACGATTATCCGTGGGGTCTATGTATCAATCTTGACAATGAAACACTGAAGAAACTCGGTGCAACGCCGCAGCCTGTCGGTACTGAAGTGATGATCTCTGCCAAAGCTATCATCAAAAGCATGTCGACTCGCGAAGATGGTGAAGGTGTCCGGCACGATGCCAGCCTGCAAATCACGGACATGGCGATCTCGCCTGTGTCTGGTGAGAAGCAAAAAACCGCAGCAGAAACTCTCTATGGTGGGGAGGGTGATTAATGGCCTCCGTTATCGAGATCTGCAACCGCGCGTTGAGCAATATCGGCAATAGCCGCAGCATTAACAGCCTGACCGAGGCCAGCAAAGAAGCCGGGCAGTGCTCCCTGCATTTCGATTCCTGCCGCGATGCTGCGCTTGCGGACTTCGACTGGAACTTTGCCACCAAACGCCTGGCGCTGGCTGATACCAACAATCCGCCTCCGGACTGGGCTTATTCCTACCAGTATCCGACTGACTGCCTGCGCATCACCGAAATTATGGTGCCCGGTATCCGTAATCCGACGGCAGCTATGCGCATCAACTATGAGGTTGGGTCTGATGCCGACGGCACCGGAAAGCTGATCTACACCGATCAGCCTCAGGCATGGTTGAAGTACATCTCGCGCGTCACCGACGTGAACATGTTCGATGCAATCTTCATGGAAGCGCTGTCCTGGCGTCTGGCCGCCGCCATCAATATGCCGCTGACCGGCAGCGCAGATCTCGGTAACAACGCACTGACTATGTACCGCAGCGTCATCCTGAGCGCTGGCTCGCACAGCCAGAACGAATCCCAGGAGCCGCAGCCGCCAGTTGATGAGTTCACTGCAGCGAGGTTGTCATAATGGCTTTCAGTTGGATCCAGCCGAGCTTTGCCGGCGGTGAAATTGGCCCGTCGCTGTACGGGCGCATCGATATGTCGAAGTATCAGGTGGCGCTGCGCAAGTGCGACAACTTTATTGTCCGTCAGTATGGCGGGGTGGAGAATCGCCCGGGCACGCGCTTCGTCGGCGAAGCCAAATATCCGACGCGAAAATGCCGCCTTATCCCTTTCCAGTTCTCGACCGTCCAGACTTATGCGCTGGAGTTCGGGCACAACTATATGCGCGTCATCAAAGACGGCGCGTATGTTCTGAACAGCGGCAATGTGATCTACGAACTGGCTATGCCGTATGCAGAGGCCGACCTGTTCCGCATTAAATTCACGCAGAGTGCCGATGTGCTTACGCTGGTTCACCCGGCCTACCCGCCGAAGGAGCTTCGCCGTTACGCGCACGACAACTGGCAGATCGTTGATGTCACCACCAAAAACGGACCATTCGAAGATATCAACGTTGACGAGTCAGTGAAGGTTTACGCCAGCGCCAGTACCGGTACTATTACGCTGACGGCCAGCTCTGCCATCTTCGGCGCTGAGCAGGTCGGTAAACTGTTTTATCTCGAGCAGCCTGCTGTTGATTCCGTTCCCGTATGGGAGACCAGCAAGACCACAGCCATCAACGATGTGCGACGCGCCGACAGCAACTACTACCGCGCCAATACAAGCGGCACCACAGGTACGCTTCGACCGTCTCACACAGAGGGAATGTCATGGGATGGATGGGGCGGCGATACCGGTATCCAGTGGGAATATCTGCACAGCGGATTCGGCATTGCGCGCATCACCGCGGTTGCCAGCGACGGCCTGACTGCTACCGCTACGGTGGTTAGCTATATCCCATCTCAGGTTGTTGGCTCCGCTAACGGCAGCTACAAGTGGGCAAAATATGCCTGGAACAGCGTAAACGGCTACCCAGGAACGGTAGTCTATTATCAAGAGCGTTTGTATTTCGCTGCATCAACAGCTTACCCGCAAACTATCTGGGCTAGCAGGACGGGAGATTATAAGGATTTTGGGAAGCATACGCCTATCCAGGATGATGACAGAATTCAGCGTACATATGCTGGGCGTCAGGTGAATGAAATACGACACATTATTGATGTTGGATCTTTAATGGTGCTCACTTCAAGTGGTGAATTCGTGATAAAGGGAGACCAAAACAACACCTTAACACCAAACTCATTCACGTTCAGTTCTCAGGGTAACAACGGTTCCAGCAATGTGCCGCCGATCGCTGTGGCAAACATCGCGCTGTTCATCCAGGAAAAGGGGAGTGTGGTCCGTGATTTGGCTTACTCCTTCGACGTGGACGGATACCAGGGCACTGACCTGACCATACTGGCAAACCACCTGTTCCAGAAGCGCAGCATTGTCGACTGGTCATTCTGCATCGTTCCGTACAGCAGCGCGTTCTGCATTCGTGATGACGGCAAACTGCTGGTGCTGACCTATCTGCGCGATCAGCAGGTGTTCGCATGGGCGCCGCAGTCCAGCACCGGAAAGTACGAAAGCACCTGCTCCATCAGCGAAGGAAGCGAGGACGCTGTTTACTTCGTGGTTAACCGCACCATCAACGGCCAGACGAAACGTTACATCGAACGTCTTTCCAGCCGCCTGTTTACCAGTGATGAAGACGCATTCTTTGTCGACTGTGGGCTGAGCTATGACGGGCGTAACACATCATCCAGGACGATGACCATCAGCGGCGGCACCGGAGAATGGAGCTATCAGGTCGACTACCCGGTGACGATAAGCGGTGGTGCTTACTTTGAAAATACGGACGTTGACGCTCAGATCCAGTTCCCGTACTCAGAGGCTGATCCTGACACCGGAGAGGTGGTTGCGAAGGAGCTACGCGGCAACATCATTTCTGTAACCAGCACCACGGCGGTGGTCGTGCGATTTAACCGAGATGTTCCTGCTGTGCTGCGCAATGCGGCCACAACAAACTGGCAGATGGCCCGCCAGACTTTCAGCGGCCTGTCACACCTAGAAGGCCAGACAGTCAACATACTCTCAGACGCCAGCGTTGAGCCACAGAAAACCGTAACAGGCGGTGCTGTCACGCTCGAATCTCCGGGCGCGGTAGTTCATATCGGACTGCCGATCACTGCTGAGTTTGAAACTCTGGACATCAACATCAACGGGCAGGAAACGCTGCTGGACAAAAAACAGGTCATTCCTAAGGTCACGCTAATCGTAAACGCCAGCCGCGGTATCTGGGCTACCACTCCTGGCGGGAAATGGTACGAATATCCACAGCGTGAGTTCGAGTTTTACGACGACCCTGTTGATGACGCTACCGGAAAAGTTGAGGTGAAGCTCGACAGCAACTGGGATAAAAACGGACGCGTTAAGGTGCGCCAGCTCGATCCGCTGCCGCTGTCAGTTCTGGCTGTTATTCCTCGCCTGACGGTAGGAGGTAACTAATGGTTAACGCTCAGATCGTGCCGGCTACCGCAGAGCATATCGATGCCATGCTGCCGCATGTCCGCCAGGCTGATGTTGATGAATTTCTGGCGACAAACGGGTGGAGCCCGCGCCGCGTGCTTGAAACCGGTCTGCGCACGTCAACATTTGCCTGTGCCGGTCTGATTAACGGTGAGGTGGTGACCATCTTCGGCGTGGCCCCGGCATCAATGATCGGCGGTAACGGTATCCCGTGGCTGGTGGGCACCGACGCGCTGGAGAAATACCAGCGCACTTTCCTGCGCCGCTGCGGGAAAGTGGTCAATGCAATGCTGGCTGTTTACCCGTATCTTGAAAACTATGTTGATGCTCGCAACCACGCAGCGCGTATCTGGCTGCACTGGCTGGGATTCACCATTGAAGAACCACAGCCGTACGGCGCTCACGGTCTTCTGTTTCATCGCTTCCACATGGAGAGAAAATAATGTGCGAACCCACCACAATTTTAGCCGGTGCGACGCTTGCGGCAGGCGCATTGTCAGCTTACAACCAGTATGAGACAGGCAAATATTCTGCTGCTGTTGCTGAGCAGAATGCGGATGTGGCAGAAGCTCAGGCGCAGGACTCGATTAACCGTGGCAATGCCCAGGCCGAGGAAGTGCGACGCCGCAATCGGCAGGCTGCTGGCACCCAGGCTGCAACCATGGGGGCCACCGGGGCAGACCTCTCAACCGGTAATGCTCTGGATATCTTCGGTGATACCGCGCAGTTCGGCACGCTGGATGCTCTGACGACCGTTAACAACGCCCAGCGCGAGGCTTACGGCTATCAGGTGCAGTCCGCCAACTATGACGCCCAGGCGGTATCCGCGCGTAAGCAGGGGAATATGGGGGCGATGACAACGCTGCTCACAACGCCGCTACAGGCTTACGGAGCTTATAAAATGGCTGGCGGTACGTGGTCGCCATTCTCCCAGAAGGCCGCACCTATCAGCGCAGCCGTCGGCACGCCAACCGGTCGATAAGGAGATATCGAAATGCCAACAGTACCAACAGTCAGCGGGCGCCAGGTTGAAAGCCGCGGATTCCAGTCTCCGGGTTTTCAGGCGTTCGAACAGCCGAATGTCGGCGACGTCATTTCTCAGGTAGCACCAAAGGCTATCGACATGTTCGCCCAGGCCAAGCAGCGCGCAGATGTCGCCCAGGCGCAGGATGCATCGCTGCAACTGAGTCAGGTATCGAGTGATCTGCTGACGAACCCCGATACCGGTCTGCTGAATCTTCAGGGGAAAAACGCGCTCGGCAAGGGGCAGGAGTACACTCAGCAGTTTGATTCCCAGGCAGAGCAGATCGCCATGACCCTGCCAGAAGGTGCCCGTGCCGGGTTCCTACAGCAGGCACAGCAGCAGCGTATCCAGTTCACGACGCAGGCCGGGCGCCACGAGATCAACCAACTTAACGCATACGAAGAAGGTCAGTTCCAGGCTACGCTGGAGAACAACGGGAAACTGGCAGCATCTGCATACGGCGATAACGCCAACTATGTGCTGTACAACCAGCAGACCTTTCAGCAGATCGAAACCTATGGCGCCGCGCATGGCTGGAGCGCCGAGCAGATTCAGGCGAAAAAGACAGAATTCAAAGAGAAGGTTGCTGATACGGCTCTTTCTCAGTGGTCAGCTAACAACTCTATCGAGTTCATCCAGAGCAATGGCGAGCTGAGCGACACGGCTGTTGGATCACGTCGAGCGGTATCTGAAGGTGGTTCCGGTGACAGCGCTCGCGGCATTCGCAATAACAACCCCGGAAACCTAGAATACAGCAAAACAAATCCATGGGTTGGACAGACCGGTGATGATGGTCGATTTGCTAAATTCGAAACTCCGGAGCATGGCATTCGCGCGCTTGGCCGCAACCTGCTGTCTTATCAGCGCCAGGGCATCGATACCGTCAGTGACATTATCAACCGCTGGGCGCCGCCGTCTGACAATAACAATACAGACGCCTACATTAAGGCAGTATGCGCGCAACTTGGCGTGACTGCGGATCAGCAGCTTGACGCATCAAACCCAGACACGCTGAAGGCACTGTGTGCTGCAATCATCCAGCATGAGAACGGTAGTCAGCCATACAGTGATCAGCAGCTCGCCACTGGGGTCAGTGCGGCTATTGGCCTGTCTCAGCTTCCTACCAGCACCAAGCGATATACCGGCAATGCTGCATTCGACGCTGCATCTCCTGAAGCGCAGGCAGCCTTCCTCCGCCAGGCTGACCAAATCCGCAAGCAGCAGCAGGCGGAGTATCGCACCAGTATCGACAGCCGGGTTCGCGATGCCAGCGCGGCATACATGCGCGGCGTAGATTTCCCTAACGCTCCAACTCAGACTGACTTCCTGGCGGCCTACGGCGTGCGTGAAGGCAATCTCCGGTACACCGAGTTCAGAAACACGCAGATCGCCGGGCAGTATATTGGATCATTCCGCAACATGCCGACGAGCAGCATCACAGCCTACGTCAATCAGCTGAAGCCAGGGACTGAGGAAACAGGAGAGGGATATGCTTCCCGTGCCGAATTATTCGATCAGGTATCAGCTGCGGCCACGAAGGTGATCAGCCAACGCCAGAATAATCCGTTCAACGCAGCGGTAGAGATTGGCGCCTATAAGCCGATCGCCAGCAACAACCCTAACGACATTACTGCGGAGGTGGCCAACCGGTTCTCATCTCAGGAAAGCCTGCGCGCGCTTGGCATCAATGCGCCTATCCTGTCCAGTGAGGAGGCTGCGGCTCTGTCCGAACAGGTACGCGGTACCAAAGACGTAAACCAGACAATCAGTCTGTTACAGAGCATGGGGGAAACGCTGTCCGCTCCGGCAATGCGCCAGGTCGCGTCAGCCATCGCACCGAACAATGCAGCCACCGCCTATTCTGCGCTGCTGCTTGGCACGCCGGATAACCAGTACGACAACAAAAAACCATCCATCGCATACAGTCAGTTCATTGGCTACAAGCCGACCATGAACAAGTACGACGTATCGAAGGTGATCCTGGCCGGTGACCAGTTGCTGAACCCAACGAAGGCAATGAAAGATGCCGGGATAACGCCAGTCCAGTTGCCGAGCGAAGATAAGCTTAAGCGCGCATTCGACGATCAGGTAGGTAACGCGTTTGCCAATAACCCGCAGGCGCGTCAGCTCAGCTACAACCTTTTCAAAGCCGCTTATGCCGGGATCGCTTATCAGTCCGGCGACGCCTCCATGACGCGCACTGATGCAGCCAACTCAGACGTAGTGGAGAAGGCCGCACAGTACGCCACAGGCGGTGTATACAAGGGATTCAATGGCGGTGACGTGGTAATGCCGTTCGGCATGGATAAATCGACGTTTAAGGACCGATACACAGCATCTGCGCAGCAGGCGCTGAAAGATGCCGGTCTGAACGTCAACGCCGCATCAAACTTCACCCCGGTCAATATCGGCAATAACCAGTATCGGCTGGTAAGCGGCAGCGGGCGCTGGGCGACGGATCCTAAAACCAATGAAGCTATCGTCGTGAGGGTTGAATAATGTCTGATGTATTTTCTCTGGCTCCGGAAGGCCAGGCATGGACCGACGATAAAACAGCGGCCAACCCGGCACGACCTGAAGACTATGAGCAGACATTCTTCCAGGGCTCAATCGCAGCGCCGGTGCGCGGAGTGGCTGAAGGCACACTCGGCCTGGCACAGTCTGCCGTCGGATTCAGTAAGCGCCTGATCAGCGATCCGGCATTCACCGCCGACGTAGCGCCAACAGTCAATATCTTCCGTGTGATGTTCCCCGATGCCGACAAAGCGCTGAACGACACCTACGACACGATTGGCAAACAGTTGCAGGATGCTCGCGGATATGTGAAGCCTGATGCTGGTAGCCAGGGCACCGCTGCCGAGGTTCTTTATGGCCTCGGTCAGTTCGTGCCGGCCATTGGTGCGACCATTGTCGGCGGCCCTGCGGTCGGTGCTGCTACGGCATTCAGCTCTACGTATGAACAGTCCTATCAGGATTTCAAAGGGAAGGGTGTAGACGAGTCGACGGCGCGCAACCTGGCAACTCAGCAGAGCCTTTTCAACGCAGCGGGCATGGCCTTACCTGCTGCCATCGGCACCACACTGGCAACGCGCATCGCCTCAGGTGTGGCAATCAACACCGGGTTCGGTGGACTGAACCGTTACTCCGTCGGCGAAACGCTGGAGGAGAAAGGATACACCGAGATGGCGAAGCAGTATCGTGTGTTCGACGGGCAGGCGATGCTGGTTGATGCGGTGCTGGGTGGTGCCTTTGGTGGTGCCCATCACCTGGCCGCGCGCAATGCTGACGTGCCACCTCCTACAGATACTGAAGCGCTGATCCCGGCGGCTGAGGTGCAAAGCGTGCAGTATAGCGCGCCTACGTCTGAAGCAACTCCTGAGCCGGTGGCGCTAGGTGACGGTCCGGCCGCTCCGCAGGCTACTTACGAAACCCGCATGGCTGAACTCGAAGCTGATTCTGGTCTGTTACTTTCTCGCGGCGACAGGAAAGTGTGGCAGTCTGAGGTTGCGAACAGCGAGCGTATACTGAAGAACCTCAACGAGCAGCGCGCCGCAATTCTCGAAGAGAAGCCGTCCGGGAGCGGCAAAGCGCTAGCCACCGCCCGCCAGGATAAGCAGTCTCGGCTAAGAGCAGTAGATCAGCAAATAGACCAGGTGAAGCAGCGCCTGCAGGACGCCACCGATACTCTGGCGCCTAATATGCCCGGCGGCAGGTTCTACGAGGCCAGGGCCGATCTCTCCCGCCTGCAGCAAGGGATTATTCCGGAAAGCATGCGCGGGCTCGTCAGGGAGTCGGCCATCAAGCCTAGCGAAATTGATGCAGCCCACACGCTGAATGAGGGGCTCTATTACGATCTTGAATCGGCGCCAGTGCTGCACGCCAGCAACGAGAGCATTAACAGCCATGTGGCAGCCATGGACGAAGCGTACCGGCAACTGAATGACGGCCAGCCTGTTAACGTCGGGATGATGGCGCGCGGGCTGGATGGTCCGGCCAGGCCTGGCATGCTGGAATCAGCAAGCGAGCAGTACCATGCAATGCAGCAGGTTTTCGAAGAGAATGGTGTCAGGTATGAAACGCCGTCAGAACTGGCTGGAGAGGCTCCGGCGCCGCGCGCCGAAAGTGCATTCACGGCAGCAGACGAAACTGGCGGGCAGGTCAGTGTCGATCCCGACACCGGACAAGCGATTTCATCCAACAGTTACGACCTGATGGCGGCGCGCGATATGGCGACCACTAATCCGGATCTGACAATTACGCACCCTGACACCGGGCAGCCTGCGAAACTCTCCGATGTTCTGGCTGAATTTGATGAGCAAATCCAGACCGTGCAGAACGAATCGAAAGTGTATTCAGTCGCCGCCGCGTGCTTCCTGAGGAACCCATAATGAAACAGGCATGTGTTGAAGCCATTGCGCAGACACTTGGACGCCAGCCTAAGGCTGACGAGTTGAAAGGTATTGAGGACCGCATCAAAGAAGCCGTGCGCCAGGTGCATAAAAAAAATGCCAGGGAAGGCAAGACTGGCATCCCTGATGCGCAGACGTACATGGAGGCCGCTGATCTTGTGCGCCAGCGCGTTGTGCATGACGTTTATAAGAAGCGCCAGCGCGTCGCTCAGAACGCAATCGCCATCAGCAGGGTGACAGATACCATCGACGCCAATATCCCGCCAGAGCAGCAAACACCTGCCAATTTGCAGCAGTTTATCTTCGCAGGGCGTCGCACAACTGACGGCAAAGATATTGCAGTTACATCGGCTGAGGAACTGGCGACCGGGGCATATCAGGACTGGTCTCGCCAGCTCAGCGCCGAACTGCTGAAAGCCGGTGATGACGTCCGTAAATTCTTCGAGCAGAGCAAAGCGCTCGGCGAGCAGCGTTTCCGCAGTCTGTTCGACCAGCAGGCGGCAAAGTCGGCACAGTTCCAGATCCTGAAAGAGCTGTACGGCGAGGACACGGGGAACCCTCAGGCGAAGAAAATCGCACAGGTCTGGAATGACGTCACCAGCCGGGCACGCCAGGAGATGAACGATAACGGTTTCGATATTGGCCTGAGAGACGACTGGCATCTGCCGTATGTTGACGATGCTGATTTTATCCGCAACGCCGGGCGTGATGAATGGCTGGCATCATTGCCGGTAGAAGAGCAGGCTAAAGCGCGTCTGTCTGGCCGCCAGCCGCCGATTGAATTTGCGCGTCAGGCATGGGTTGATGACGTTTACAACACTCAGGATCGCAGCAACTACGTTAATCCTGACGGCAGCCCGATGAATGACATCGAGTATCGCCAGGCGCTGGAAGCGATATTTGAAACGAAGGCCACCGACGGGGCCAACAAAATCGAACCGGGAGCGTTCATGGGCACCGGCGGGATAAAGAACCGCGGCTCCCAGAGCAGGGTGATGGCGTTCAAGGATGCGCAGTCCCACTTCGCCTACATGGAGCGCTATACACAGCAGCCGGTGGTGGGAGTTATGATGTCACACCTGCAGTCTTCATCCCGTGATCTTGGTGTCGTTAAAGCGTTCGGCCCGGACGCAGCCCGCAACTTTTCCCTGGTTCTGGATCGCGTATATCAGCGTGCGGTCACCGGCGGGAAGGAAGTCGGCAAGATGAACGAAGAACGCAAGATGGTCGAGCGGATGTTTAACTCTATGGCCGGGCTTAACGGTGCGGCCACATCGAGCGTGTTCACGTCTGCGGTGGGTGGTCTGCGAAACCTCATGACCAGCGCCATGCTCGGCACCAGCGTCCTGACGGCTACCAGCGATCAGGCCATCATGCGCGCCAATGCCCAGGCTCTTGGTTTCACCCGCGACGGTATGCGCCTTTCAGCCAACACCATTAAGAACCTTTTCAGTGGTGACGCGAAAAGGGCGAATGCAGAACTCGGCCTGCTGGTGGATTCTCATGCTGCTGTCGTTTCGAAGATGGGCGGCTTTGACCTGTCACGCGGAATCACCGGCTGGTTCGCAGAGAAGACGCTGAAGTGGTCAGGTCTGATCGCCATGGACCGCGCCAATAAAGCGGCGTTCGGCCTGCTGATGTACAAAAACATTGGCGAACTGACCCGCAAATTTAAGACGCTGGACGACGTTAAAGGATCTGATAAAACCATCCTGGCCAACAAAGGCTGGAGCAATGAGGACTGGGCTATCATGACTGCGGCAGACCTCCGGCCAATGACTACCTCCGGGCACATGGGTATGACTCCTGATGCGATTTACGCCGTTCCCGATGAAGTGATCACCGGCATCATGTCGGACCGTATTGCACAGGTGCGCGCCGGTAGCGAAGCAGCACTGGCAGCGCTTGGAGATCTACCTCCTGAACGTCTGAAGCGGATGAAAGAAGCATTTGATGCAGAAGCAGAGCAGACCATCACGCGTATGGTTCGCAATGCCCGCACTGAAGCCGCGCAGAAATTGCTGGGTATCACGCACGGTGAGATGACCAGCGCCGTCACGACTGCTACTGGCCTTGATACTTACGCCCGCGATGACGCCGGACAGTTGATAAAGAGTTTCATGCTCTTTAAGACAACGCCATTTGCCGGGTTCCGCCAATTGGTAAACCGGGCTAATGATCTGGACACGGTGCCGGCGCTTAAATTCCTCGCTTCATACATTGCAGGCACAACTCTGGCCGGGATGTTCGCCAACCAGATGAATAGCCTGCTGACCGGTAATGACCCACTGGATATGACAAAGCCAACAACATGGGTGCAGGCGTTGCTGAAGGGGGGCTCGTTCGGTATCTACGGCGATTTCCTGTTCCAGGACCATACGCAATATGGCTCAAGTATCGCGGCCACCATTGGCGGTCCGGTGCTCAGCTTTGCAGAGCAGTTAACCAAGCTGCTGATCACTAACCCGCAGAAGGCATTGCAGGGGGAAGAAACTTCCTTCGGTGCCGATGCGCTGAAGACAGCCCGCATGATCACCCCATTCGCTAATCTCTGGTACGCGAAGGCAATCACCAACCACCTGATACTGCAGCAACTGCAGGAGATGGCAAACCCAGGCTATAACGACCGGGTAAGGGACCGTGCGCAGCGGGAATTCAACACAACGAGCTGGTGGGAGCCTGGAGAAACTTCGCCGCGCCGCGCTCCAGATCTCGGAAAGGCAGTGGGGCAATAATGGATATCGTAATCAAGATAGGGTTGATTCTGTTCTGGTTTGCTGCCGTTGTAGTCTGCGGCACGGCGTATCTTGTGGCGATAATTTTCGCGATCAGGAAAGGATGGTTAGGAGAGACATCGGCGAAGGTCGTTTACTTCGCGACCTTCGTTATTATCGCTGCGATAGTGTATAAATTACCGCTTATGTGACATGTCACGAGGCCGCTAATGCGGCCTTTTTTTTAAGTCGTTTCCTGCTTCAGTTTTTCCACGCAGTAATCAAGATGCATCTGCAGATCCTTCATGGACATCTGCGAACTGGTGACATAGTTCACCAGAGCAGTCAGCTCTGCCATTGGGCCATCAACGTTGAATCCATCCTCATTTAGCTGGCGCAGCAACGTCATCAGGTGAGAATCTTCAACAAGGGAGCGGACGCCTCCCGGCGTGTGTATGCGTTCGGCAAAGCCTTTTTCCAGCGGGTGATGATACTGACGTTGCATCTGATATTCTCCATGCATTCACTGTATGTATGTACAGTAGCAAAACTCCTAATGACTATCCAGCACGATTTGTGAATTACCTGAAAGGTAATAAGTTTGTTGATTGTTATTCATTCAATTCATATAGGGTTTGCCAGGTAATAAACTGTCCAGATGATGCACGCGCGCCGGGCGCTGCTTTACTGGAGACAGGCCATGACGGTATCAACCGTAGTTGACCATAACGATTACACCGGGAACGGCGTTACGACATCCTTCCCGTATACCTTCCGAATTTTCAAAAAAACAGATCTTGCCGTGTCGGTTATCGATCTGAGCGAAAACATCACAGTGCTGGTGCTGGACACGGACTACACAGTGACGAATGCAGGTGGTTACAACGGCGGTAACGTGGTGCTCACCGCTCCGCTGGCGACAGGCTGGCAGATTTCCATTGCGCGAGAGCTGGAGCCAACACAGGAAACCGACCTGCGCAACCAGGGCAAGTTCTTCGCTGAGGTGCATGAAGACGCTTTCGATAAGCTGACGATGCTAATCCAGCAGGTTGCCAGCATGTTCCGCCTGGCTCTGCGTAAGCCATCCAGTATCGCGAACTGGTACGACGCACTGAACAACTACATCCGTAATCTGCGCGACCCAAGATACCCTCAGGACGCGGCAACGAAAAACTATGTTGATACGCTGGCGAGCGGGAACTTTAACCGCACTCTGCGAACCCCTGAAAACATCCCATCACTCCCAGGTGCTGCAACCAGGGCGAACAAAATCGTTGCCTTCGATAACTCCGGGAATCCAATTGTAACGTCGCCTCCATCTGGTTCTGCATCAGACGTTCTTATTGAACTGGCAAAACCTACTGGCTCTACTTTGATCGGTGGCTCTGTTTATGTGGTCGATTCATTTTCAGCTGCCCTTGCTGCGAATGCAGGACAATCCAAGTACATCATGACGCGTGGGCACCATACGCTCGGTGTCGGGTCGGGGACCTATATCAGAAATGGGACTACAGGAGTGCCTTCATCAGGTAATGAGTATAAATTTTTCGATTCAACTGGTTCTGGCTGGACGCTTACTGGAATGTCATATGATTGCCAGCAGTTTGGTGTCAATGGTGATGGGACAAACGAAACGACTAAGGTTCAACTTTGGCTGGACAGTTGTGCTGATTACCATGCCAAGGCTTATATCAAGGAATCATTTTCTGCGAGCGTTGTAGGGATTGTATTAAACTCATCACATAAAGGTCTTCAGTTCGATTTTAGAGGTTGGCTTAAATTCTTCGGTGATGGTTCTGCGCCTGTTAATGCTCCGAGCAATGTGACAGGAAGTGCTTGTTTTGCTGTGTACCTTAATGGATGCACCAGTCTTAGCGGACAAATAAACATTGACGGAAACAGATCTGCTAAAATTTACAGTGAGCAAATCCATAACATTGGGATGTTTGGTGGAGTAGATAACAACCTAACACTTAATTTTATGGAGAGTCGTGGAGATGGCATATATGTAAATCATCACAAGGCCAACGTGTCAACCGCTCCATCAATAGATCCAATTGCTGCAAATAACTTCCCAACTAGGCTAAAGCTAAGAGTAAACAGTTTAAATAGTTCGTTTGATGGTCGCAATGCTGTATCACTCATTGCCTATAAAGGATGTGAAGTATCTGGCATGAGCTCACAACATGGAAATGGCACTCCATCAGGGTCAACAGGGATCGGTAAGCAACCAGGCGGACTTGATGTAGAACCTAATTATTACTGGCAGTCATGTTATGATTTGGTCGTTCCTTCCTGGATTTCAGATGGGGCCGGATGGACAGGCGGTTTCAGTCTGGTTGGGAAGATTAATGGTACCGATTCGTTTGACGTTAACATTAGAGGCGTAATTGCAAATATTGAATGCACACAATCCATACCAAATGACAGTGTCCGTTATGGAGTGGCCTTGCAATATGCAAGGGATATTGATATCAGGGGAGTTTCTCGATGCCTAACAAATAATCCATACAGCACGTTTAAAAGCTGTGGAATTATGGCTACATGCATTTCCAACTTTAACATTCAGATTGATGTTATCAGGTTCGAGCGTGTAGGAGAGATCGCATGCGAAGATGTCATAAATCAGGCAGTAACTATGTGCTCTAATGGAAGTCTGTCAATAAAAGCAACAAATTGCCATAATGGCCTGAGCTTGTCATCTCTTGATAACGTTAATGTAGATTTACTATTCACCGTTCCGGTTACAATGGCTGGCTCTGGAGATAGAGGTGTCGTTCAATATATCCAATCATATTTTAACGGAGCATACCAGCCAACAAACATTCAACATCACACTCTTAAAGTTAGCGCGAGTGGCGGATCCACATTGTCAACATTTAACTATGGGGTGAGAGCGCACCCAACCAATACCCCAACTATTTTCAGGGATACCTGTACGATCAACGAATCTGATTTAACAGCTATTCCTCACGACACTGCCAATAACAAAAACAGACTTCTTGGTACTGCCAATTTCCAAAAAGGAATTATATATGGAGCAACTAAAAAAGTAGGCGATGACGCACTTTCTGGAACTAACATATGGGGGGCAGGTGATACGATATGGCATCAAAGCAGTTCTGCCACTTATGCCGGTAAGAGGTATAGCGGCACTGCGTGGCAGAACTTCGGCAACCTGGTTTAGTTACTGCATTTCTCAAATGTTACCACCACTCCATCCTTGAACGGGTGTGATGAGTAGAAACCATTCCATGGTGTGATCACATGGTCACACCATGTTTTGTCTTTTAACTTACCAACCCATTTCCATTCGGCCATAGGGTAATGTAAGTAAGCAAATTTTGCGCTTGTCCAGGTGCCAATGTCGTGTCTCATCATATCTTGAATTAAAGGCCTTTTTTCAATGATGCGTTTAGCTTGTGGCGAAAGCCCTGAATATCCATTGAGATAAATTGGAGTATTTAACTTATTAATTTCTCTGTTCCCCCCAATCTCTCTTACAAGCATAGTTTCAAGTTCATATTGAGACTTTTGAGAGTTATAGTAATCATTTGCGTAAGAGAACATGAGTACTATCGGAGGGATGCTTAAAATAATATATGCATATTTATTGGAGTTTAATGCTCCAACAGAGAAAACAATAAATACAATTGCTGACGCCCATATCATCATCCTAAGATTTATACTTGGATTCTCAAGCACGTAAAACATCAGTATGGAACATGCAAGCGCAATTGTGATTAACGAAAAAACTACGATATTTGATTTTCTAGTAATGTTGATACGTGTTGTTATCGAGAATAAAAAAAGAATCGACATGAATGAAATAGCGATTGCGAAGTGTTTATCAAATAACACTCCAAATGGATATACTGCAACCCTATATGTTGACTCAATTATTTCTTTAAAATGTGGGTGCGATGGCATTAAAATGCCACCAACTCCAGAAGCATATCCTGATGTAACAAACGATTTGCTTGTCACCGCAATATACAGGAGTAGCGAAAATGCAGACGATGCAAGAATTAATATATATTTGCGTGCGTCTTTATCTTTGTCATAAGTAAAGCAAGTCATCAGGATGGCATAAAATACTGGCAGTGATGCCTGATAAGTCAATAATGATGACTGCACCGACAAAAATGTTATTAGTGCGCTTGATGCCGCGCTCCTGCCTGAAAAAGCAATAAATGGAATGCACAGTATAAATATTGAAAGGCACATTGTCACAGAATCAAATCTAAATGAAAGATTCTGAATAAAAAATGGGAAAATGAATAATGGAGATGTTGCAATAGCGGAAACTACTGGTGATTTCTTTAAGACATCCCTTCCTATAATCGAGCAAGAACCTACAGCAAGAGCAATTGCTATAAGTTGAGATAATGGAGAAATGTCTGTAAGTATCCTTCCAAAGTTTAATATGTATATAACTAAAGAGGCTAGCGGCCTCCCTTCATTTTCCCATCCATAGTATCCATCCATTACCCTGGCATTGTCATCAAGATAGAGTTTGCCAACAGCAAATATAATAGCCATAAATGGAGCTATTATTGAGAAAGAACATAAAGAATATTTTTTATACTCTCCAAACATATATCATCCCTTTTTGATTATGTAGCGAGGCCTGTTTTTAACCTCGACATAAATCCTGCCAATGTACTCGCCAAGAACACCTATTCCTATCAACTGCACGCCGCCGAGGAACAGAATTGACACCAGTAGGGATGGGTATCCGCGAACCGGGTTACCGAATGCCAGGGTATCAATAATCATCCATGCACCGTACAGGAATGCCATTCCTGCCACTAACAAACCAATGTAAGTCCACATGCGCAGCGGGAACGTTGAAAAGCTCGTGATACCTTCAAGAGCCAGATTCCACAGCTTCCATCCGTTGAATTTTGTGCTGCCAGCAACGCGTTCGGCGCGGGCATATTCAACCACATCTGTTCTTCCACCTACCCAACTTAGAACTCCCTTCATGAAGAGGTTACGCTCAGGCAGAAGCTTAATGTTTTCAACCATCTCGCGTGACATAAGTCTGAAATCGCCGACGTTCTCCTCAATCTTAGGATTGCTGATTTTGTTGTGTAGCTTATAGAACCACTCTGCGGTTTTGCGTTTCAGGCGGCCATCTGTGGAGCGATCCGAGCGCTTGGCCAGTACCATGTCAGCGCCATCCTGCCATTTCTCTATTAGATGAGGAATGACTTCGATAGGGTCCTGCAGGTCAACATCAATCGGAATTATTGCGTCACCGCTAGCATGATCAAGACCAGCGAATAGTGCAGGCTCTTTTCCGAAGTTGCGCGTGAATGACAATGGAACCACAAGCGGATCTGCAATGGCAAGCGCGTGAATAATTGATTCCGTCGCGTCTTTGCTGCCGTCATTGATGAAGACTATCTCTACTTCATGCTGCTGTAGCCCTTCAAATTCCCGTACTGTTTTATAAAAAATCGGTATCGCGTCTTCTTCGTTGAAGACGGGAACGACCAGAGAAATTTTCATTTCGCATCCCTAAAGACAATGAACTTTGAATAGATAAATCCGCAGACCAGACTGATTGCGGAGAACAAAATTAAGGTAACGATCGGAGCCAGACCTGACTTGTCAGCCGCCCAGCCAACCGCAGCGCTAAGCGTGCCCATAAACCCCACATACAGCATATAGCGCAGGGTAGTGGTTGATGATTTGAATGTGAATCTGGCATTGGCGAAGAAGCTGAACGATACAGCAACAACGAACCCGGCAAAGTTGCCAAGGGCCTGTCCTGTATGGAATGCATAGATGCAAATGGCGAACACTACCCAGTGAATGAGCGTGTTGATAACACCTATCGATGTGTACCTGGCGAATAACTTAAGCACTTTCTCATCCAGAAAAATGTAAAACCATACTTTATCACCTTTTGGGTAATTTCGTTAAGAGTTGTCCGAGGTTTTTTAAACCACATATGGTTTATTGTGTATGATGAACTCACCAACTAAGGGGGTTCTTATGCACATTAAACGGTGGTCACTATGTCGCACTCGTTAACCACGGAATCGCTTAATCAGGGGCTTAGCCTGAGCGCGCTAATGTCTGTGGTCGCGGGTGTGCCGCCGGAGGTGGCTTTAGGGGCGCTCGCTGGCGCGGTAATTTTTGTTACCTCGGCGGTGGAGTATCCCATAAAGCGACGGTTACTTCTGGCGTTCCTCAGCTTCTTCTGCGGCCTTCTCTTCTACAAAGCGACAGCATCGATTCTAATCGGCATTGCCAGCATGATCCCCACGATTACACAGGACTCTTTTGAGAAGGGCATTGTGTTTTCTGCCGGGGCTTTCGTGTCGGCTATCGTCGCTGTCCGCATTGGCATCTGGCTGTATCACCGTTCTGAAAATCCGCGCGACCTGATTCCGGGGAGAAAAGACGATGACCAGTCCTGAGCTCATCCTGAACGCCGCTATATGCGGCGGCATTGCAATCCGAGTCCTGCTGTTCCGCCGTGACGGGTCACGCCATCGCTGGTGGGGCGGGTGGCTCGCCTATCTGCTGATCGTCGTTGCTGCCAGCGTTCCTATCCGTACGTTCTACGGGGACTACGTCAGCGCTGACTGGTCAGAAATCATCATCAAAGCCGTGTTCCTGGCTGCGCTCATTAAGACAAAAGGGAACGTGGTGCAAATTTTCAAGATAACGAGGTCCCAGCATGGACATTAAACAATTCCAGCGTGCAGCTGGCATCAGTGACGTGTTGGCCACGCGCTGGTATCTGCACATCACCGCGGCCATGAAAGAGTTTGGCATCGAGCATCCTCTGCACCAGGCGATGTTTATCGCGCAGGCGGGGCATGAGTCTCGAGGATTTAGTCGATTGGTAGAGAGCATGGATTACAGCATAGCTGGACTGGCTGATTTTGTTCGATACGGCAGGCTAACACAGGGTCAGGCTAACGCGCTGGGCCGCCGATCGTATGAAAGAGTGCTTCCTATTGAGCGCCAGCGTGCCATTGCAAACCTGGTGTACAGCAAACGCATGGGTAACAACGGGCCGACAGACGGCTGGTTTTACCGCGGGCGCGGGCTTATCCAGATCACCGGCCTGAATAACTACCGCGACTGTGGCAACGGCCTGAAGGTTGATCTGGTTCAGAAGCCAGAATTGCTGGCGCAGGACGAATACGCAGCCCGCAGCGCGGCGTGGTTCTTCGCCACCAAAGGCTGCATGAAGTACACCGGTGACCTGGTGCGCGTCACGCAGATCATCAATGGCGGCCAGAACGGTATCGACGACCGTCGCGCGCGGTACATCACTGCCAGCAAGGTGCTGGCGGTATGATCTGGGCATTCGTCAAAGCGTACTGGAAACCACTGGCAGCACTGCTGCTAGTGGCTGTTGGTGTGCTGATGGTTCTGTGGGCTGGCTACAGCATTGCTGATAGGTCTTGGCAGGCTAAGTGGCATGCTCGTGACCAAGGTGACCTACAGGCCAAACTGGAATTCACAGAACAACAACGTCGCATTGAGCTACAGCGGCAAGGGGCTATAGATGCAATCCAGGAACAAGCACAGAAGGACATTGCTACAGCGCAGCGTAATGCTGCCATTGCTGCTGCTGAGTCTAAGCGCCTGCAAGACGGTATCGCAGATGCCATCGCCAGACTACAGGCAGATAGCGGCAATGCCGGAGCTACCATCAGCAGCAAGGCAAGGGCCAGCACCAGCAGTTTGCTTGCCGTCCTGTTTAGAGAAATTGACGCAGCGGCGGGAGAGTATGCAGCAGAGGCTGACAGAGCAAGGAAGGCAGGATTAAGATGTGAAGCTGCTTATGATGCGGTGAGGAACTCTAATGATCTCACAAAGTGAATTGAAGAAGTTGATACACTACAATCCAGAAACCGGTATTTTTACATGGATTGTTAACGGATTGAATCGGCGCAAAGGCAGAGAGGCAGGTAATGTCTGTCCTTTTCACGGCTACGTCAGAATAGGAATTAACAGGAAATTATATAAAGCACAGCACCTTGCGTATCTTTATATGACTGGTGAATATGCAGAAAATGTAGATCACAGAAATGGAATTCGTCATGATAACCGCTGGTGCAATATCAGGAAGTGCACAATACAGCAGAACAACATGAACATGCCAATTCGCTCTGATAATAAGAGTGGTGCTCCCGGTGTGAACTGGTATGAAGGTCGTAAAAAGTGGCGGGTAACGTTAAGGATTGATGGCAAGTTCAAAAGTCTTGGGTACTACTCAGACCTTGAATTAGCGGCTTTAGTTTCTGAAGAGGCGCGGGACAAATTCTTTGGCGACTTTGCCCCATCGAAACGGGGTACTGATTTCCGGTGA